CTGCGAATGCATTAGGCATTATAAGCGCAGCAGCAACAGCAATTGTAGCCATACCAACTATAATATTCATTTTACTCTCCTTTCCTTGGGCTTAGCCCTGTTTATGGCTCTGTTGGCCAATTTTGTGCATTCATTACTACTTCTAATGCATCCACATCTGCAGCTCCTGCTATTGCAGCTTCTAATCTTGCGCACTCAGTAATTACTGCGGCTCGATAAGTTGCAGTAGCAGAAGGAATTGCTACGTCTCTCTCGGCTTTTCTGATGACCATCCAGTCAGTTCTGGCAAGCATAGAATTAGTCATGGCTTTAATTCTCTCGGTCATTGTGGTTTTTAGACCAACGTTAATTATTTTATTGCCATCCTGATCTAAAATATTATCACCGTTATCGTCTTTAGCCTCTTCATCCACCAGTCTTCTTGCAGTATTTGTGTAAGCTCGAGTAGGGACTCCATCAACTAAAGTAACATCTCCTCCAGTGACAAAATAATATTCTTCACTTTTCCTTTCTCCATCGACTACATCCATTACACCTTGATCTTTAATAAATTCAGATATAGAAGTAAAGCCAGCCCCTTCAGGCACACTATAAGGGAACAACCCTTCAACTGTAGGTCCAATTTTTCTAATTGCTCCGTCTTTTACTACTGCGAACATAATTCTCTCCTTTATCTCGCGTTTGCGTACTTGAATGGGGTATCTGCCCAAGCCATGTATGTGTAAGTATTAGCATTATTAATACCCCCATTAGTAGACCTAAACTTAAAACCATTAGATAGAAAGTCTATAGCTCCTGCGGCGGCTTCTGTATTAACGGCCATCCAATATAAAGGATAGTTAGAATTAGTTTGAGAACCGTTATAGCTGTTTCTTTCCCAGTCCTGCACCCACCACCATTCACCTGTACCATCCATATATATAATCATTATCATAGCGGGGGTAAAACCTGTATAAACAAAAGTACCGTTTGCGTTCGCATTTGCTTCATATTGACCAAATTTTGAATAGCCTTCTATTTCTGTCCAACAGTAAGCCATTATTTCAGATCCTGATTTATTCGTTGCCCAGGAAGTTCCGACAGAAAATACTGAAGAAGTAGTCTCGGTATCATTCCATGCAGAATCATCATCATGAATACCAGACTGCCCACTCATGTACATAATATAATCCGCAGGGTCAGTAGAATGATAGTTATGATTATATGCAAACCAGTTATCCGCTGCGCGTCTTCTAAATTGCATAAATGCAGGAGCTTTAGATAGTCCATGTTTAACCGTACCAGCACTTCCTGTACCTGTAAATTTAACAATGCTAAAGCCAGCATCAGCATTAACCTGTCCTGAAGAATCTATAGTTCCTATACTTGTTGCACTTGCATCATTTGAAAAGGCTGTTCCTGCTTTCCAGTTCCAAGCAACATAGTTTTCATTATTAGTATTATAATACTGACCCGAGGTTACATCTGCTACACGAAATCCGTCTGATTGAAAAGGCCCAAAGTAGTCTGAGTAGTCATATTCGGGTATACTAGAAGTGTGTGTAGTAAAAGAATGACCGTAACCTCTAACATCATCATGTATAGCCCAGTAACCATTAGTATTACTTCTATTCTTAACCCAAGTTAAATCTGGCTCGAAACCAACTCCTGAAATGTCGTGGTCAGTTCCGCCATTTCCAGTCCAACGAACAACATTAAAATGTTCTTCAGGTTTGGCAATAGTAGGCTCTGGCCAATTCTTAGAATTAACAGAAAGGAATCCAGTAGGAGGCGTATAGGCAAAATCTCTCTGACCAAAATTAAGTTCAAAAATATTTACATCAGGGTCTGCAGAGGTTCCTCTAAAATTAAGTCTAGGGCATCGTCTAGTAGTAGTATCATATGTATTTACAGTAAAAGAATGCGCTTCACCTGTCCCTGCCGCGGGGTTGGGGGTGCCACTTGTTGTTAACCAAGTATTATTTCTTCCATACCATTGTTTGCCCGCATCCATATCTATAGCAATTTGTAAAATATCACCAGTAGCAAATTGCGGCATGCTGTCAGTAGTCCCTGTAGACGCTACTATTTGACGATCATTTGTTGAAGTAGTATCATGCCAAATATAGCTATTATTTGCACCATTAACTTGCCAATAACTATAATAAGTCTGCGTATAGTTTACAAATTTAATCTCATAGTACCATTTACCAGACCCAGGTATTCCGGTAGCAAAACGAATACCATAAGCGTTATCAGAAGTACATCTAAGATTGCCTTGGGATAATGGCATAGCAGCTGCAGAAACGCGATGATCTACTTCATTCCAAGTTGGAAAATTCTTAGTAGGAGAGTCCGCTACGACATCGTAGGTAGCATCTAAATTAGCAACTCCAAAATTATTTCCATTTCCAGAGCTATCTTTTCCTAATACTGAACTCATACTATTCTCTTATTGAAACTTGTATCTAATGATAACAACACCTGAGCCGCCACTTGCTACTGTGGTAGTCCAAGGCGTAGCACCACCTCCACCGCCCGTATTTGCTGTTCCAGAAGTAGCAGCCGCTTGTGGGCTTACTCTACCACCAGAGCCGCCTCCACCTGAACCGCCTGATCCACCACCGTAGTAGCCACCGCCACCGCCACCGCCAGCACGAGTTACAGCAGAACCTGTTATACTTGAAGATAAACCAGAGCCTCCGGCACCTCCATAATTAGTGCTGTAATTACCTCCGACTCCACCAGCACCCCCGCCACCAGCAGCACCACCAGGCATGTCAGCATTGCCTCCATTACCTCCTCCAGCATACCCTTGCCCTGCTACAGGGTCTCCGGGAGTGGCATTTGCATTATCATCAGTAGTTCCTATACCTCCGCCAGAACCACCGTCTGAACCATCGCCGCCCCAAGACTCACTATTGGTCAAAGCATAGTGACCACCTCCACCTCCACCTTCAGAGCGAATTAAAGCTGAGCCCCCTGCAGCAATTTGAGACATACCCCCATCTGCTAGGTTAGGATTAACATTAGCAGTTGCTCCAGTACCTCCAGCACCTACAGTAATTGCATATGCTTGTGCAGTTGCAGCTAAGGGAAGCTCTGCCACGGCTCCTCCTCCAGAAGTGCTGCCATAAGAAGTTCGGTACCCTCCAGCACCTCCACCACCTCCATAGGAATAGCCTCCGCCACCACCGCCTCCAATTACAAGAAAATCAAGAGCGGCATCGCCTCCAGTAATGGTACTTACGGTAAAAGTACCAGAGGAATTAAAGGTATGAACTTTATAGTCCCCATCCGTAGTTATTGTGCCTCCTGAAGCTGAAGTAACTAATCCAGGATATAAATTTGACAGTTTAAGATAATACCCATTAGTACCATAAGCACCATTAGATGTCTTATACTCTTTCGGCACCCATTGTCCTGTGGCTGAATCTGTTTTCCCAAAAGCAGAAGGGGTTAAAGCAGTACCATCTATATGGTGAACTTCTGCCATGTAACCATCAAATGCGTACCCTGATGCATAAGTATAAGCACTACCAATCTTGTGCACTTTTCCATCGGCATAGTTCATCCAACCTTCATAGTTTTGGCTGGGGTAGGTTGAGGTACCTTGATGAGAAGTTTCTAAAACTCCATTAACATATATCTTAGCTCGATTAGCTGCGGTTGCTTGCGTAGTATCCCAAACAACCATAATATGATACCAAGCCGCTACATCACGAAATCTTCTGCTTGTTTGTATTAGACATGTAGAGCCTGCCCCCTGATATACATAATCATTAAAATAAAGATAATCCCTATAAAAACCAAGATTATGGTTATGACTACTACCATCTGTTGAATACAGCCACTTAATATCACCGCTGGAATCACCTTGAATTATGCATTTTTTAACCCAAGCACTCCATGTATAAGTTCTACGATTACCAGTAGTAGATGGGGTTCTATAAAGATATGGAGTATCCCCTGGTTCAAACATTAAGGACTGCTCTATATCATAGGATTTTTCTCTATTAGCAAAGCCTCCGAACCCTAGAATTTTACTACCAAAAGACATTAATTACTCCTAAGCATCGTTTGCGGCATCAGTGGTGAAGAATAGCTTAATTCCAAGCAGTCTAGCATCCCCTGTTTGGTCATCAGCTGATACATCTCTAAAAATTTGGAAAAAGGTCACAGCATCATCAGCAACTTGCTCTATAGCTACCGTGCCACTTTCAGCAGAAACCATTACATCGTTTGAAGTTCCACTAAAATCCAGAGCTGTAGTGTAAGTAGCAGTTCCGAACTCATCTCCTGCGGGGTCACTATTTTCGCATGATACACCTTGTAATCCCCAAACAACTGAACCATCATTTGTTCCTGTAACCATCCAAAATGGTTGAAAAGTTACAGTACCCTCGTTCCAACTTTTTGGAAATGCTACTGTAAACTGGGCGTATTCATCTTGACTGCCTGTTCCTATAAAATCTAGAACTTTTACATCAGGCATATTTGTTCCTAGTGCTACTTGTGTTAGCTCTGAACAACCATTAGTAGTATTAGGATACATAGCAGTAGCAGGAACCCATATGGTTTCTTTTCCTGCTGTTTTTATAGTCCCTGATAAACCAGAAAGAAGATTTAATTCAGTCGCACTAGAGTTTACTGCTGCTAATTTTGTAAAGTCTGCTTGAACTAATCCAGAGACATTATCTAAAAGATTTAATTCTGCTGCTGTGGTTGTTACAGCTGCACCGCCAATAAGTAGCTTATCTTTAACTACATCTATAGTAGCAACACCTGCTGTTAACAATTTATTTGCGCTTGTATCCCAAAGAAGGTGAGCACTAGCGGTATCTCCAAAAAATTTAACATCGTAACCAGCATCATCGACACCCACAGTAAGAGCACCGCCTACTTTGAGACCGCTTCCTGTTAAATCAAGATTATCTCCTGAAGGTAGTTCCTTTATGTTATTATTCGAGGAATCTACTACTAGTGGAAATCTATCTGCCATTATTCTACTCCTATTTTAACTGTTCCTGAACGAGTTGTTACAACTAGTTCGCTCTGGATTAGTTCCACTGTGACTGTAGAGGATCTGCCCACTACTTTCAATGTTGCTGCTTCTGCTGGTTGTTCACCTATAAATGGCATCTTAACTTCCTATTGTAGGCTTAGTATCTGGAAAGTCTCCGGTACTAGGCCAGTCTCTTAATTTTTGTCTGTAAGTTGCTAAATTATCCTTATCAGGATGGTCTGGTAGTAACATAAGAATATCTGTTCTATGTAGCTCTACATTTCTCCAGTCTCTAGGGTCTTGAGCCGGAGGTTCTTCTACTGCAGCAGGTTCTGAAGTAGTATCAGTGAATTCTGCTTTATAGGCTTGTAAAGGCACTACTTCGGCAGTCCAAGCCCCGTCTACATACTTTTTTCTTAAGTAACTTTGATCATAACTAGGAATTTCTATGTAAGCAGAGTCATTAATTGTAGAAGTAACACTACTAATACCGATACAAACGCCTTGATCATCTAAATTTGCATAAAACATTTTTATCCCCCTAATTATACTCTATTACTTGCCACTCGCACGGGCCATCGGCAGTAATAGTTGTAGAATTCGTTATTACCGCACTATATTGTTTTGTGATTAAGCTAGTAGTTCCTCCTGATAGGGTTCTAGTACCCGAATAATGAGGAGTGTACGTTATTTTTACATAATCATAGTTACTTGACCAGACCCCCGCCGTTGTTTGAATTCCAGTACTAGGAGTTAATGTTCCAGTAGTACTTCCAGTAGCTGCCACTGTTCCTGCGCTACTTTTACTTACAGTTGAGATTATGCTCTTAGCTACAACAACTGCAGATATAGTAATAGTCCCGCCTGATCCACTGTAAACTCCGGCTTGAATGCTTTTAATGCTTCCACCAGCATATAAACTTGATGTTGCTGCCATATTTAATCTCCTGCTGGTAGCCAGCCGACGGTATCATCAATAAATTTAATACTTGTTGACCAATTCTTCGTATCAATTGTCCCATTCTCATCTGCTCTAAAAATCTTTTTACTATTAGCTTGAGCAATCGTTAGATTATTAGTATGAAATGTTCCACTATAATCAATAATACCAATAGTATCCCCTGCGGAAGGTGATGCTGTTGGTAAAGTCATGGTAATAGCTTGGCTAGTTGTATTAATCGAATACTGTTTACCCGCTTCTGCTGTAAAATTAGCGGTCTTAACTGCTTCAAGCGTTAATCCGGCAGAAGCCCACGTTAATCCACCTGTATTACCGCTTTGTTTCTGCAAATATTGCCCATTAGTACCACCATTTGATATTAGGAGGTTATCTTCATCAACACTTTCAGAACTCATATGCACTAAGTCAATACTTCCATCTACATACTGGTCACTATCTACACTATTAGCAGACATATGTATTAAGTCAATACTTCCATCTACATACTGATCACTATCTACACTATTAGCGGCCATTTTAGCGACAGTAATCGCACCATCGGCTAACATAGATGTAGTTAAAGTACCAGCAGAAATATCACTTACACCAACATTTTTAATAGGTCCTTCAAAGGCTATAATATAGTCAATTACGTCATTACTTGTAAGGGCACTAGCAAATACTATTGTAGAGCCACTTATTGTATACGCTGCAATCGGTGCCTGTGTTACGCCATTTAAAGAAACTAGTAATGATTGTGCGCTTACTGGTGTATATGCTACTCCGCCTTTTAGTAAGTTATAGGTAGCAGTAGAAGAAGTAGTAAGTGCATCAAGCATTACATTAAGACTTCCGTCCGACGGTGATCTTCCTATAAATGGCATCTAATTCTCCTATCCTAAAAGTGTTATTAAAGTGGGATGATATCCATAACTCCCGCCCGAATCAGTTGGAGAATTATAGGCAGTATTAAACCCTATCCAAATTGTATCATTTGCAGCAGCATTAATTATTGCAAATATAGGCAAAGGATAATAACCGTCTGAACCTGTTACAGAATGAGGCATCCAACTCTGCGCTTTAATAGTAGTACCATGAACTATATACCAATTAGGCCAGGAGCTATATCCATGATAATTATTAGTACTAGCTACATAGTATCTTCCTGCAATAGGGCATGTAAAAAGTCCTGTAGTATTACTATAATGACTGCCGATATTAATATCTACATGATAGTAACTACAAGCGCGTATATTAGATGTATCGCCATTACTGTTATAAGCACAATCTGCTGAATGTAAAGAACCCCCGCTAACATTTTCTATAGAGTGTATATATACCATAGGCTGGGAAGGCATAACAATACGCTCACTACTATCAATAGTCATGGCTGTGCCATCAGCGCTGCTTGTAATTCCGCTTACTCCACCCGTTGCATTCTCAAATGCGGGAGGGCTTCCCGCTCCAGTACTTGTTAAAACTTGTCCATCTGTTCCTGGTCCTACAGCTACTGGATTACCAGAAGCATCATAAGTTATAATCTGTCCATCAGTTCCAGCAGCCATTTTAGCTAGAGTTATAGCATCATCTGCTATTTTTGCGCTTGTGACAGCACTTGTTGCAATTTTTGCCGTTGTTACTCCATCACTAGCTCCGGTTGAATCTGCAATTTTTGCTGTTGTAACTGCGTCGTCTTGTATTTCAGCAACAGTAACAGCATTTGAAGCAATATCTTCTGCAAGAATTACATTCACTCCTATTTTTGCTGAAGTAACGGCATTATCTGGTAAGCTATAGGTATTTAACTTCGTTAAAGCCATTAGGTTATCTGCATTAAACCAAGAACTGCATCTATAGCACTAGCAGTTCCAGCCTGACATCTCAAAATGTCACCTGTCTCTAAAACGTATTTTTGTCCAGCAAGAACTTCAAGTGTTGTGTTCGGTGGAATTGATACCTCATTTAGTAGTAATCTATTCCCACTAGCAGATGTATCAGTAAATTGTACAGAGATAGTAACAGAAGCATCTGTTTTATTTGTTAGTGCAAGTCCAAGAATAATCGCAGTTGTAGATGACGGACAAGTGTATAAAAGACCACCAGAATGTGAAGCGCTGATACCATTTGTTGTTACGTCAGCAAGAGATGCGTTTTTAAATGTATTTGCCATAATTTTATCCTAATGCGATTGCCAATGCTGTAGCATCGTCTACTGATGCTGCTGTTGCTACTTGAGTGTCCACATAAGCCTTCACAGATTGTTGAGTAGCAATATGAGTAGCACTATTAGATCCCATATTATCTTCGTCTTTAATTGCAGTACCACTAACCCCCGTATTTAATACCGGGCTTGTTAAAGTTTTGCTTGCTAAGGTCTGTGCCCCTGTTAATAATACTATATCTGAAGTATTAGATAAATCTGTTGAAGCAATAGTAATAGCTGAAGTACCATCAAAACTTTGACCAGCAATATTTCTTGCAGTTGCTAGTGCTGTTGCTGTGGCTGCATTACCCGTAGTTGATCCTGAAGATCCGCTTGCATTTCCAGTTAAATTTGCAGTAATAGTTCCTGCGGAAAAATTACCACTACCATCTCTTTGTACGAGCTTACTAGCAGTATTTGCATTAGTAGCACCATCAACTATGGCAGTATAATACTTACCACCGATTGTGTCTATTACTTCCGCAGAACTAGAATTTATAGAACTGATATAAAGTTTCGCAGAAGCTCCATTATTAGACCTATCTTCAGCATAAGCTAATTCGCCCTCAACTAAATCCGAAGTGTCGGGAGCTGCTGATCCTGTGCCTCGTTTAATTTTAATTGCTGTTGCCATTAAACGTAAGTTCCTCCATCCACAGTAGCAGTCCAAGAAATAGTATCTGAGGATGCCGTATATAGTAACATACCATCATTTGAACCTCCGCCATCAAGAGCTGAGAGCGTATTTGCAGTATTTGCTACAAGTACCGAACCTTTTGCGACTGCTGATAGTCCTGTTCCGCCGTCTGCGACTGCAATATCAGTAATACCTGTAACAGACCCGCCTGTAATAGCAACACTTGAACTTTCTAAGTTTGCTACAAGAGTTGCTGTTGTAATACTTAGATCGCCAGTGCTAGCACCCGAGAAAGAGCCAGTACCTACAATAAACTTGTCAGCACTTTCATCCCAGCCAAAGAAAGCATTATCAGCAGAACCTCTATCTACTACAATACCTGCATCATTTGAAGGAGACCCTGAAGTTCCAGTACCCAATTCTAAAAGGGCATCTTTAACTGTAGTATTTGTTGTTGAAATGGTTGTAGTAGTTCCATTAACTGTTAAATTACCTGTAATTGTTACGTTATTTGGTAGTCCAATAGTAATAGTATTATCTGATACTGTCGTTTCAATTTCATTAGCTGTGCCAGCAAAATTAAGAGTATCTGTTCCAAGTGTAACTGCATCATCTGAGCCACTATCTGCTCCTATTGTTAAATTTTGTGCGTCAGGATCTGCCCAACTTAGTACGCCTGATCCGTCTGATTTTAAGAATTTTGCATTAATTGCGGCAGCCGGTAAAGTATAGACAAGATCAGCACTAACAGAAGCGGGGGCTTTTAAGCCGACATAATTTGTCCCATTTGAAGTTGCTTCATGGAGTTTAACAGCTCCCTGCGCTTTAATCTTCCACTCATCTACAGCAGAGTTGGCGTCTAAAATTACTGTTTTACTAGCAGTTATAGTTCCTGCTGTAACATCGAGTAAATCAGTAAAATACTTACCACCGATAATCTCTGGAGTATTGCCTCCACCGTCCACATGGCCAATAGCTAAACGTTTACCGTACGTAGATCCAGTACCATAGGCATAGAAAAGCTCTCCTTGAGCTACTGCAGTAGGCTTGCCCGTTCCGGTACTTCTTTTAATCTTAATTGTTTGAGCCATTTATAACTCCGAATATCCTAATAGGATCCTGCGTCTACTGTGTCGGAATCGCCTGTAGCTGCACCCACCATTATGGGGACCCACTGAAACGTTCCAGTACTTGTTTCTCTATAGACCTTTAATTGATCGTCGTCGGTATCATACCATGTATCGCCTTCTGCTACTTGAGCACCCGTTGGGGCGCTAGCACTTCTAAAATTTTGATCTGCTAACTGTTCTAAAGCATCCTGTAAATATGATGCAGTAATAGTATTATAAGGCTGAACCGTAACTGCAGAAGCAGAGAGCTGACCAGGAGAATTTATAGGTATTGCAAGTGTGTAAGCTTGTACTTCAGTAACATCATCAGTTATAGTTACACTAATAGTATCTCCAGTGGCTGCAACATCAGTGACTTCTTCAGTTATTTGTAAAGTAGTTTGAGTACTCATCTTGTGACTTCTGGAGTAAGAGTAATCTCTCCTTGAAGTATTCTTTTAACAATAGCATCACTAGTTGTGTAAATTTCTAAATCATATACATATTGTCCTGGGGCTAAAGCCGCTGTAGTGGCGGGAGATAGCTCCATTTTTAAGACTCCCCCGCTAGCATTAGTCTTAGTCACAGTGAAGCTAGCGGAAGCAGAGGAGGCAGTATGTGTTGTACGAATCTGTGCTCGACCTGTGTAATTAGTCAAGTCCATAGCTGATCCACCCTGCTTAATTACTAGGTCAAGGGCGTAACTTGATCCTTGGTCAACTACTAAGTTATATGTACCTGCACTCATGTCTTTTTCTCCATTCTGAAATTATATACCAAAGCACCTATTTAGTCAAGGGTTATTTTTGTGGTGGTCTAGCTTAACTTGCCCAATATTACTCTCTCATTGTCGTTTGCGTCAGTGATTACAATCTGCTGACCCGCTCCGTCTATTTTTACGTTGGCCTGATTAGTACCTCCAACATGTATAACGCCAGTAGTGCTTCCTGTCCCCGAAAATTGTCCTGAAGCGACTTCTCCAGCAAAATAAGCATCTCCCCCTGCCGTCACATAAAACGCATCAGCATTAGCTGTATCTTTTGCGTGTATAATTTTAGTAGCAGCATTTGCTTGACGATCTAATTCTATCTTCATGCCACCCAAATTCGCACCTGAAGAATTTATAAAATCCTGACCTTGTATTGTCCCAGTAGTAATATTAGCACCATGAATTGTTGTATTGCTATCGGTTGATAAATCCGTAAAAGCTACAACTCCTGAAAAAGTATGTATAATATGTCTGTTACTAAAAACAAGATTATCGCCTGTAGCAGTCCCATTTAAGTTAGTTTCTTCTGTAGCAGAGACCGAACAAGCATAATAAAACAAAGGCTGATTACTGGCATTTCTAGAAGTAAAAGTAGGGCTTGTAAAAGACCATTTATCTGTTATACTCTCCCCACTATCAGCAATGGTGCTAGTAGTAAACGAATGGTCTTCAAAAGTAAAGACTCCGCCAGAGGGTAGGCTAGGGGTGGTATTCGGTACTCCGTCATCATCTGTATCAGCTTGCCCTGTACCAAAAAACAAAGTTCCTACAAAGCTCTGTCTACCTCTCTTTCCTTCGTCACCTTCAGCCCCGTACTGAGCAACTACAATAGGAGCAGCCCAGTCCGTAGGTTCAATAGTATCAGAGTCTCCCGAAGCTATAGCAGGCGCGGTTATTTTCCATAAGTACTTATGAGTTTCTGTGGGAGTATCAGCGGTTTTAAGCCAGCTATTAAAATCGCTTGCCCCTGTTACGCCCTCTTGGCCTGCACTATTTTTTAACTTTCCATCTGTAAACGTATAAATAAGATTAGCACTAGGGTCGCCTGGTTCAGTGCCTGGCGTATTTGCAGTATTTGCAGGGAGCTGATAAAGCTCTGCAATAGCACTACTTATACCCCTAGCACCTGCCGAACCACTAAACTGTACAGGATCTGTCCATTCCGTCCTAGCAATTGTGTCAGCGTCTGTTGCACTACTAGCAGTAGCAGCGGAAACCCACTGTACTCCATCAGCCACACTGGTATCAGTTACTACAGTATACCATCCTGTCCCGCTTCCTGTACTGTCCATAATTTGATTACTGCTTATACTATATCCTGCAGCATCTATAATTTTACCAGTGGTCATAGATACCGTTAACTGAGGGAAGCTAGTTGTATCATCAATACTTGCAGGCACACTTGCAGCCATTTTATATAGATAAACTACAGCTGCGGAAACACCTTGTGAGCCCTCTTTAAGTTTGCCTATAGAGTATACTGTGGATTTAGTAGTAATTGCATTATCAGGATCAAGAGCCTCTCTTACCGTTACTGTAAAGTCTGCTGGTAAAGCATCATAGCTTATAGCATCAGAATTATTATGTACTGTAAGCTCTCTTACATTATTAGTTCCTTCAGTAAAAGAAGTTTCTGCACTTTGATTTACCTGACTAAATCCTGTCCCTGTAAATTTAAACTCAGGATTGCTCCATCCAACAGCAGCAGCAGTCAGTTTTATTCCAGTATTAGGAATATTAGTTAGCTGTGTTCCATTCGCTTGATAGGATAAGAAACTTAAACTAGAAGTAATTACTATACTTCTACCTATACTCGCGAGTTCGGGAGTAATCTGTAAGAAAGACATAGAATTAGTCGAGCCTCCCAGACTATATTTACCTGTTTGTCCTTCTGAATCTGTACCACTAGCATCATAGCTTACGGGTGCAATTATAAAATCTTCTTCGTAATCAATAATTAATTCTTGTCTTTTTATCGCCTGGCTGCTGGCAGTTGCTGCCGTCCAAGGATAATCAGCATACATTACAGTATTACTTTCTATATAAGCAATTTTTGCTCCATAACTACTTCCTACTGTAATTACTGTTCCTATTTGTAATCCCGAGAATCCTGTACCTACAATCTTATTGGAACCTTGGGTCATTGCACAAGTACCTAAACTTGTCCAAATACTATCAGAGTCTGCTACAAATTTAACACCATCATACCAATAATCTAGGCTTCTACCGTATGTGGTAGTATCTACCTTTCTGACTATTAGCTTAAGAGCATTAGCTGAGCCGCTTGATGCATCAAAAGCACTAAAATCCATCATTAGATAGCCTAAATCAACATCATCCTCTTGATGTGGCCAACTATTATGTGCTAATGCTGTACAAGATAATGCATAGCTGTTTGCATCTGCGCTTGTATTCCTTTTTGCTTTAGTTACATCTTGAAGGGGTGCAGTTACTAAAGAGGTTTTACCAAATTTAACAGAGCCTTTTTGAGCTCCTGAGTCAATTACTGCCACATCACTTGTAGCAAACCCGCCTTTTACTAAACCTCCTAAGCGAGGAAAGTCCCCTTCAAAAACATCTTGTATATCTATTGTTGCAGATACTTTCTTTGAAGTTCTTCCTTTTCCGCTAACAGTTTGTACTGTTACTACGTGTTTTCCATTTCGAACTCCAGAATATTTTAATGATCGCGTGTTGGCTTGAACAGGAATTCCATCACTAAGAAATTCCATCATTCCACCAAACCCGCCACTGCCAAAATTTCCTATCCTATGAAAAGTTTGAGCTACCTTAAACCCTCCTAAGCTTTCATATGTTGTGGAAACTCCGGAAGTTCCTGCAGCAAGAGGAGAGTCCCACTCAACCATTACTTCCTCGCCTCTTCTATCTGGATCAGACATAGTAAGTATACGTAAATTACGAGGGGGCGGTACTTCGTCTACACTTTCAGGAGGGTACAAAGGATCTGCTGATGCTAGCACAAATTCCGAATCTACAGAATCAAACTTTTGGGGGTTATATTCTGCAGCTACTAAACCATATTTTTCGTCTGCATCTTCAGCTATTGCTAATATTTTATACTGTTTATAAGACGCTGCTGTTTTTTGCCCTGAAGAATCAACTTGTTTTATAGCCCATATATCTCCATTCGTGGGAAGAACAGAAAAAGCCGAAGAAATAGGAATAGTATCTCTGCCATCAGAGGTAGTGGTGCTTGCTGTAGTTAAAGTTCTCTCTTCTAATACTGTTTCAGTTATATACTGTAAGTTTAGCAAATTACCGGCAGTATCATATGCGCTTTCGATTTGTCTACGTGTTAATTCTTCGTTTTCAAAAGTTAAAGTAGTAGTATCTGAAATAGTTTGAGCAGCACTTAAAGTCAAACTAGTACCGCTTATAGCCGCAACTGTAATATTATTATCTACAGAAGTACCTTTTATAGTATCCCCTACATTAATAAGAGAGTTAGACGCAGAAAGAGTCACATTTACAGAATTGTTTACAGCACCACTTACCGTTCCAGTTGTTTTATATAACAGTTCAGTAATAGTACCCCCCACGAAAGCATGAGTTATTTGATCCCCCCTAGTATAAGTTGAGCTACCTCCTCCACTGTCTGAAATTACAGCACTATCTTGATTAAGTAATATAGTTCTTTTAGGCAATATTAAAGCTATACTATAAGTGTAACCCGCCGAAAAATTAGAAGAAATCGCTCTGTCGATAGTAATAGCTGAGGAGGTGCAAGAATTAACCCTGCCACTAAAAGCTATATTAAAATCTGCTTCGTCTTGAACATTAATTACGTCTCCAGGAGCTAAAAATGCTGCATTTACAGAAGTTGAAAAATTAACTATCTCGGTTTGATGAATAGCTGTCCATAATTTCCATCTTCCGTATCTTATTGCTTGCCCCTCTGAAGTACACCCAAAAGCTACGGCTTTTTCACTTTTTATCGTTCCGGTTTTAATCTGATTTTCCCGATCTTCTACAATGATGGGTTCTAATTTATACTCTGCGTCTGGGTTTGACCACTCAACTATTATCTGGTTTACACGAGTTTTAGAGCCCGTACTTTCATAATTAAAACTACCATCTATTATATTACTTCTAGAAAAAGTATAGACCGGTTCTGTTGGTTCGTCAATTACGGGTCTAAAAGTAGCATCCGTCCAATATAAAATACCTCTAAATATAGTAGCCATATCTTTTAATACTTTATAACAGTCTGTAGCTTTTGTAAGATATAGGTTTGCACGAAAACGAGGTTCTGTATCTCCCTTCCCGTCAGGAACTAGTTCATCACAATATTTTGAAATTTTATATAAAGAATACTTATCTATATCGTCAGCTTTTAAATAATCTCCTAAACCATATCTATTATTAGTTAACATGTCATAAAATACCCAGGCAGGGTTATCTGTATATACTAATATATCCTTGCCTTCGCTATCTTGAAGAAAATTTCCGTCCCATAATTGAGGTGTACTAGTAATTGCTCCTAAAGAATTACGAGTATACTTAGCAACCTTTGTTGCCGACTGCTCCCTAGTTACATAATTAGAAGGGACTTTTACTTTTAATCCTTGACATAAATAACTACGAGTAGGAACATTAGTAAAAGATTTGGAACTAAAACTTACATTAGCCATTGCAGTATGTGGAAAGGATAATTTTTCTTTTACTATACCTATTACACTAGAAATAACGCTGGTATAAACTCCTTTATGTCTGCTTTCTGCACTATGTAAGTCAGAGCTTGTTGCACCGTTATCACCTCCCCCTCCTGCAATAACGCTCATATCCTCAGGATCATGCTTGGTAACCCTAGTTATTTTTATTTTGAAACCATAAAAAGGCTGAAATTCTTCTAAGCTAAATCTCATTTCAAACTGTACAGCGCTTTTATATTGGCCTGAATGCCTCCACACAGGTTCATTATTAAATGATGAACCGTCGGGCGACTCAACTATTTTATATCGCTCTATACCTCCTGTGTCTACACTAAGTTCTATTTTATAAGCTGCTCCAGCGGGGTATTCATTACCGCTTCTATCACTATAAATATATAATCCGTTAGGATAGTTTACTAAAATCTTTACTTCATCAATTTCAGAAGCCTGGGCACCTGAAGCTGTAATTGTTCTCGCCACACCTTTATTTAATGCCGCATCCGTAAATGGTAAAGCTACAGAAGAGGTACCATACCCTTCTAATGTAGGTAAAGGTTCTTGATCTGAAGTACCTGAATTAAAACTCCATCCTGAATTTGGATATTTTTCCTCTATTCGGGCTCTTTCTGAGCCGGTTGCATCATCCTCCAATAATGCTGCAGTTATACCAAACGAATACTTTCCTGTAGCCCAGTCATTTGGCAAAGCACTGTCAAGAGTGATAGTATTACCATCAATCGCTTCTATTTCTAAAAATAATCCTGACTGTAAGGTATGTACTACGCCACTTTCTCGATCTGCATCTGACATTAGCAGCTTCCAATTATACTGCCCTCCCCACATAAAAACTGCAGTTTGGTTAGTTTCATTAACCTCAGATAAGCCTCCTCGTAAAATATGACCGCTTTTAGATAACTTAAGATTAACAAATATACTATTATTAGAGGGCTTATTTACAATAACCCCTCCAGTATTATTAGTAGAGTGAACCCAGGAGTCTTTTATTTCACTTCCTTGATTTGTAACTCTTGTAAGAGTAGTTTTACCTCCTATAGGTACTCGTCGAACTTGTGCATTAGAACCACTATCAAATAAGCTTCCTGCCCAAATATAAGAATCAGTTGGAGGTGTTATATCTGATAAAGTAACAGGAGTACTATAAACTCCATATACCATGAGGTACTTCGTGCCTTCACCCCCTAGAGCAGCGTGGAAGCTCCCAGTTCCTGGGTCGACAATAACTTGATCTGAATTTGCTGTAAAAGTCGCCTCAACTCCAGCTTTTGGCATTATAGATGTTTGCTCAGAAGACTGAAGAGCATCATTATCTAGAAAAATACCTGTTCCACCCCCTACAAGCCCTTGAATAGGGCCTTCAGAAATTATATCAGAAACTAATATAGTTTGTTCTCTACTCCTAGTAACAGCTTTTGATATAGTATCATTGTTTGCAGAGTGTAATCTTCTATCAAGTGCATTTATGGATTGTTGAGGCATTATCTATTTCCCTTTAGTGTTCGAAGCATAAGCTCCGCCAAATTGATCCCAGCCTAAAGTATTAATTCTTGCATTTACTCCTGCAATTTCAAAACTCATAGGCTGTCCAGGCACTCGCAACTCTCCGTATAACACAGGTACAGGATCTCCTTGTATTATATTTTGCTCCGCTCCATTAAATAAATAAGAAGTCTCTTGGTCCCCATCAGTTGCAGGATCAGGTGCCATCATTTGATTTATTCCAGCCATAGCTAAATTTATGGCCATCATCCCCAACCCCATTTGAACTGCGCTTAAACCTGCGCCAGCCGTACCTAAAAGTCCGGGGGTGGCTGCAATAGGCATTGATGTAATGGTGCCTCCAGCGGCTACAGTGCCGGGAACAAAACTGGTTCCCATTATAAGAGGAGCAGCATAAATAGCTACTACTACCAGAACTATGGCTGCGAGTATCTTTCCTACCGCAGATTTAGAACCTGCAGGAATAGGAGTAATTGTAATATCCCCTTCTTGAAGAGCCATAAGTATTTCTACCTCGTAGTCTAATTTATTATTAGCTACATCTACTTCAAATCCTATATCATTTTCATGGCAGTCTATGAAGTATTTTCTCAAATCAGGAAAGTTAGCATCTAAGCATTTTATAGCATCCTGTACTGTAGGCGCATTAAACTCAAAATGAGAGCCAAATCGCTCTCCCATTTCTCCTTCTAAATAAACATTACGCATCATATCGATAAGCTCCTACTAAGTATTTATGCCATAGAGGATATAAACTTTCTCTACAAGATAATCTTTCATTTGCGTGATGGTAGAAACAGTCATTGCCTATATACACCCCACAGTGATTATTTGTATCTGCTAAAACTCTAAAAATTAGTACATCATTTGCTTGCATTTCAGATATCTCTACAGGGCTATGGCCCCATTCAGATATTATCTCATCATTAAAATAATCTAATCCTTTTTCCCACCAATCGTCCTCAAACATTGCTCTTTTTGGTATAACTATATCTTTATTGAGCAAATAATCTCTCATAGCTTCAAAACAATCTGTTACTCCAAATTCATACTCTCTTCCATATAAATCAGTAGTATTAATTTCAGGCTCTAATACGTGCATTTCCATATCAGGGTAACTAAAAATATAATAAGGAATACCTAAAGTATTGCAATATTTTACATCTAATTCACTAGGCTCTGGACTAGCATCAGGATGGCTATGTACTATCGCTATTATATCTGATGTTCGTTTTATTTTTAAAAACTCGGTGGAATCAAGTATAAAATCTTCTTCATTTTTTGCTAAATTTACACAAGGATACCATACCTTTTTACCTTTAACAATAGAAAGAATCCCACAGCCTTCTCTAGGGTACTCTTCTTCAAAATGTTTTCTAATATCTTCTAAGTACTCCATTAGCGGAACTTCCTAGTTCCAGGAAAAGCCCCAAAAGGCAAAGGAATATTTGTATCTACTTCAGAAGAAGGAATACCGTCCCCTCCCCCATTCATAACAGGTGTTCCTTGATACCTGATTTTACAAGACCTAAGTAATTTACCGCAAACATCCCCCCTAGTCCATACACTTTCATTAGATCCAGGAATAACGTTAGTATTTGCTCTGACTGCTCTCCATATGGTATTCCCATATTTAACATATGAATTTCTTCTAGCATCTGCTGAATTAACTATATAGTTTTCACTATTACTCCACACAGTATAAGTTCTTACTATTTGCCATTGGGTTTTGCCTTCTTTCGGAGTAACACCGCTATGGTCTGATTCACATCTCCAATATATAGGATTGTCTGTTAACGAGCCTGTATATAGAAAATGGCTCTTTGTATAAGGAGTGCTTGAGTTATGCGGTGCTTGCCAATAAGGCTGAATAGCAGTATTGCCAGTAAATTTACTAGCTAGTACTAAGGGCTCGTCATTA